CTCTATTTTTAAAATGGTACAATAACCTTGGTTTATTATTCTCTATAAGTATTGGCATTCCGTAGTAAACGCAAGCCATAAGTATCTCCTCAAAAAATATCTCTGCTGTTTGTGGTCTTGCTATATATTCCAAAAAGAACTCATTAACCGGAGCATCATCCATGTGGAACTTTGTCATCCCATGTAGCGATCCACTTGACCCTCTTCCTCCAACAACCGCTGAGATGTCATATGGGTCACATCCAAAGGAACCTAAATGCTCATTTCCTGGATACTTCATTCCGTTTCTTGTATGCACATTGTTCGCATAATGCGCAGGAGGGAACCAGCTAATTAAAAATCTTCCATGTTTATTTGGAGTCCATACAACCTTTGTGTCTTTAATTCCGTCTTTCCAAGAGAATGACCCTCTTGTTAAATACTGCTCCTTGATTAACGAGTCATTGTAATCAATTTGCTGATATATCTTAGTCAGGTTAAATATCGCCTGTTTACTCTCATCTCTAAATGCATGGGACTCTGACCTTGGAAACTGACGATAGAACTCATTCAATGCGTCTGCATCATTTTTTAGTGACGCTGCCTCATTCTCCCAGTAGTCAATCGCTCCATTTGATATCTTGCCACCATCGACTCCCTCTATTGGCTTCTCAGGCTTTCTGAATACAGGCATACCGTATCTATCGATAAATCCCTCCATATTCCACTCCATTGGGATGAACAAGGCATATAGCCCACTCTTTGTCTGACCATTGGCATTCCTGTTCTCTACATTTGAGTCGTAGTATAAGGACTTGAAGTTGTCACCACCCTTGTTCAAGGCATTCGAGGTAGACCCCATCATACACTTGCCTATAATCTTACTACCCAATCGTAAGCACGTTTTTGTTACACGCCAGTTATTCAGAATATTATTTGGCTTGACCCACTTACCCGATTCGTCATGCGCTAGGTATAATAACTTCTCACCGTCATAAGAGTTCTCCTCAGTATTCTTCCAGTCAATAGTAGTATCTAATCCGACTATGTCATTGTTGTTGACCTCGTGCATATTCTTCTTGGTAATCTTCGATGCCGGAACACGGAACGCCAACTCAACCTTTGGCTTGTCCATACCATCCATAATTGGCTTGAAGAAGAACGGCAGCTTGTTGTTAATCGGGACCACCTTGTCGGTAAACATCTTCTTAGCATCGGCACCTGTCTTTGATAAGATACCTAAACGAGCGTCCTTTGCTAGTGTTGCGAGATTTACGCACTCTGAGGATGACATAAATGAGAAACCTGAGCGTCTTATCTTGAGGTATATCATCCCAAAGCATCTTGGGTCTGCCTTGCAAGCTTCCCAAAATAAAAAGAAGATTCTATTCGCTTCTCGGAAGTCTGGATACCCAACGTCTATGCTTGACCATTGTAGGTACATATAATGAGATCCTGTAATATAGCAAGGAGTCCCATTATTCATAAACCAAAAACCTTGCTCACGATAATCGAACTCATTTTCTATATAGTCAACCCATTTATTTTTAAACTCGTTTGGCTTTTCATTCCATTGGAAGATTGAGTTTATCTTCTCAAGTTCTCTAGGTACCGGAACACGCTCCCAATATTGCTCTGCTTTTGAGTCGCTCCTTTTGTGGCAATTCTCTGGTGCAGGAGGAAGGGCTATATTCACCCCTGAGATATTTATAACCTCGCCTATCTGACCGTTCTTTGAGATAACGACAATGTCATACTGCTCATTGTAACCGTACAGCCAAGAGCGAACTCTATTTTTATTAGTAATCGCATTTAAAGGAATTAAATCCTTCACGACATAATAAAGTCTATTTTGATCGTCTTTCTGCAAAGCCTTGTTTTGAGTCTACTTTACTAATACCTCTCTCTATATAATCAAGAGATTCTTTCTCGGATTCTATTCTACTGAGTATTTCAAATGCGTCAAATATTGCCAACTTCTTGGATGCTGCTGCATTCTTTAACTTATCTGCTGATATATCGCCCTCTTCGTGAGTGACGATACTCTCCTCTGCAACCTTTATTAATTCCTCTATGGCCTTGTATCCAGAGTTTATTATTTTAAGCTTTAGCTCTCTATTGCTCATACCGGATTAAGTTTCATTGTCACAAAATGGTCATACATCCTATATAGCTTTTCACCATCAATTTCAAATTCGTACTCACCGTTAGGGGCAAAGCACACGGTATCTCCTTCGTTGACACCTTTACTTTTTAAATATTCGTTAGGGTACTTCATTGTACCCATCAAAGGCTCAAGTGTGAACGGTTTCTTTATATAGCTTTCTTCAGCAGGGATAGGTTTCACGAAACAATACCTATCATATGCTTGCCACTTTCCATCACTTTTATATAAAAAAAACTGCTCATCATCAATAAAGAACAGGTCCTCCTTAAAAAAACTCTTACCACTTTTGCGTCTACCCTTAATGTCATTGTAGAACTTAAAGACATTATGGTGGACGATTAAGGTGTCACCTGGTCTTATTGGACCACTGTAATCTATAGGTGTCTCTATAACCTCAGCATAACGATTTGAGAACTTTGATTCCTCCTCAGAGGTGTTTACAATGAACTCAACACCGGCTATGCTTTTTGTGTTGTTATATCGACTCCCATTTACAGGCTTTACTATAAATTGAGTCGGTGATTTCATTAAAAATCTATATTAAATTCGATTGAAATTGGAATTGTATCATTAAATTCTTTCCACAAGACTATTTCCTGCTTCTTATTTGCTATGTAGATTCGGATAGCTCCCGATTGGTCTCTTCTTATAAGATGTATCTCATTAGTGTCACCTAAGACTTTCTGTCCGACAACATAATGCATTGCGTTCTTATAATCAGTACCTATCGATATCTTCCTTATATCCATTACGATATTCTATTAACTGTCAATATTACTGATGGTATAGCAGGTATACCAATTACTGGAGCTGGGTCATAATGTAATTCTCCATTGGCATTGTTTGCATACCATCCTATTTGACAATCTGATGGCAATGAAAAAATATCAATAAACCAATTCCATGCAGCAACCAATAAGTCCCCATTATTCTCAAGTGTTACTGCTGTAGCTGAGTTTGGAACAGCAGTTCCGTCTTTGATTAAATAAATATAGAAAATAGTTGCTCCTGCCCCACCTGTCTTTTTAAGTTGTGCTGAGAACTGTATATTATATACCCCTGTAGCTGAGAAAGTTATTTTAGTAGGATTACCAAGCGCATCATTAGTAATTGTTATGCCACTTACAATATCATTAGTCCCAAACTTCATAAGCTCAAATGAAGCCCCTGCTGTTGGTTGAGTATTAGTGTCATAAAACGATCCATAAGTAGGAACTAAGTAAGCTGGTGCTGTCCAAGCTGGAGGAGTCGCAGCTCCTTGACTAACAAGAATGTATCCTGGAGTCCCTACAGAGCCATTTGTTTTTATTGCTTTGCTTATTACAATCTGCTGATTAGTGTCATCTATTTGGATAAATGTTCCATTATTCGAAAGTTGCCAATCGCCTAAATAATAATTGTTGTTTACAAAGTCAATTAAGAATCCTGATGTTAACCATCCATTATTCCCTATTTGAAAATAATCACCGGAGAAACATTGAATGCCTTGCATTATAACGTCATCTGTAGTTACTTCTAAACTTTTAGACGTGAGTTTAAATAGTCCTAAATCAACATTACCTGTTGCCCCAGTATATGGGACATAAGTTGTTGCGGCAGTTGTAGATGTTAGATAGGTATTATTATCTACGGAGCCATCAGCTTTTAAGAACTCTGTTGAGAGACCTCCTACCTTTTTTAACGCTGTTGCCGTAATATTATATGCTCCTAAATTCAAATCTGTTATTGCACCTGTATATGGAACATATTGAGTGCTATCTATAGAGCCATCTGCTTTTAAGAATTGTGATGATGTTCCTCCATAAACAACAAACTCATTGGCATAGAACCCATACCCTAAAAGGAATACGTCATTTGTTGCTCCAGTATAAGGTACATATGTACCAGAACCTGGGACAGAAAGGATGTCACCAATTGTAAAATTTTTAGTGGCATTCATGTCATTGACATCTGTGCCTATCAGCATATCAGATATCGATGGGGACGAAGGGCCAGGGTATGTACTTATCTTTGCCATTGATTATGTTTTTTTAGTGACCTCTCCTGTTTGT